ACGTTCATCAACGTTGCTTCCCTTGTCGTTGAGTTTCTCAACTTGTTTAATTAACTTATCAGTAAGGGAACCTGATCTGGACTTTTTCTTTAGATTTGCGAATGACATGTGGATGTTTGAGGATTAATTGAAAAAAGGGTGGGAGGTTGGATTAATGTATACCAACAAGTACAGGGCATTGCTACATTAGTAGATTTTTACTGTACTATCTGAGACCCGACTGGTAAGTCGATTCTGGTTTTCAACCAGCAGCACCACCTGTGTCTCATCACCTTAACTAGCCTTATGCCAGCAAGTTTATTCAGTCACTCCCGTGTTGAACCCGTCGATTCAACAGATATATTATATACCAGTATTATTTATTTGTCAACCTTGCATAAATAGAAAGAAAAGTACGTTGAAAAATGGTTGCTAGAATACCCCTGATTGTAAATCCATCTGCAGAACAAATACAAGAACTACCAAATGGTGACACCTTAGTTGCTACTGCTTCTACAGCAACCAAAGTAACCTTCAGTGCAGAAAGTGCTAGTTCAACTTGGCATAACCTTGTATTTACTGCAACTTCTGCTGCTGGTGATGGAACTTTATTAGTAGATAGTGATCCAGAAATCCAATATCAACCAAGTACTATGGGTTTAAGATTGGATGGAGATATCACTGCGTTTTATAGTTCTGATGAAAGATTAAAAGATAATATCACTCCTATACCTAATGCTATTGATAAAGTTCTTTCTATTAGTGGTAACACTTTCAATTGGAACGAAGACTCTCCATATGAAGGAAAAGCAG